AAAAAAGACAACGGCGGCTTTGTTCAAATTAGGGGTGTTCACTATGCTTAAAACAATGAAAGCAAAATATTTTGGAAAATGTAAGTTATCTGGCGCACTTATTAAGCCAGGTGATTATATTTTGTACGACACAAGTAATAAAACAGCACAACTACAACCCGATTCGGACACTATTACCTTCATCGGTGAGAACGGGCCTTCTACCTTCTACCGAAATAAACGTGGTCGCTGTATTGATGCACCATGCTGTGGTTGCTGCACAATTTAAGGGAAATAAATGATTTATGCAATTGCAGCCCTAATCCTGCGAATACTTTCAGGTAAACGATAAACCCCAAAGCCCTCTACGGAGGGTTTTTTTACGTCTGGCATAGTTGGTATGCACAATCCCCAAAAAACGGCTTAAAAGGGGCTTTTAGTGCCTTTGGTGGGCATTTCCTCGCACAATCTGCGAATGGTCTCATTCAGTGCGTCTATTTCATCCATTTTATTGATAGCCCATGCACGTTTTTGTCCATGCCATCCCATTACTGAATTGCGATGGCAATCTACACAAAGGGCAATGCAAGTGTACTGAAGCCCTTGTTTGTAATGGTGGGCTTCTGATGGTGGTGGTGCTTCGCAGACTGAACACGGAAGACTCTTAACCCTTGCAAGGTGTAATCTCTCCTTTGCGTTCAGTTTGTTGTTCACGTGGTGGCCTTCATTTCCATGCGGGCACTATATTGCTCGGTTCTCCAACATTCTATTCGTGCCTGCGCTGCGGTCATTAGCCAGCGATACTTTTCCTCGGTTTCCACTGCTTCCCTGATGCCTCTCAAGATGACCCCATAATCTTCGTGTGCATAGGCGTAAACCTCTTGTTTACCTAAAACCTCAGTGCCAGCTTGACTCATGAGTTGAGCTTTTCTGCTTTTCCTGAATTCCTCTAAATACATTCGGTCGGCTTTGGCTTTGGCATACAAAGGGGCGGTGTCGATTAGGTATTGAATGGCCTTAGTTGGTTCGTTCATACATCCTCGGTCTTATAGTTGAGTTTGTGATTCTGAAACCGCATTGCTGCTTCCATTTCCAATTCAGCACAAGCCTCTTCAGACATACATCCAACAATATCACGACCAGAGAACCAAACTTCCTTAACTGATTCGTTATAGGTAAATTTGTCCTCGTCCATTTCGTATTGATAGACTACTGTCACTACTTCGCTACCTTGACCGATTGTTGTATCAAATTCCCATGTGTGTTCCATCATTGACTCCTTTTAAGAAATTTTTAATTCATATTTAGGCAAAGACTTAATTAAATCTTTAGCTTGCTTGCGATTATTTGTAGTGCTAATAACAGTCCATGTGCTATTTTTTATTTCATCATTCAGCACATCCCACTCACTTTTTGGCACTACGTCATACTTATAAACAATTTTTTTATCTGTGCTTTTAAGCCAACTTGTCCACTTTAAAATTACATATTGCATCATTCACTCCTGTTAAAACTGTTAATTTATAGACTTTTTGATAGTTTGGAATAGGGACTTACCCTTAGACCAAGTCCTCTTTGACCATTACTTCTACTGCACCGATCTCTGACCAAACCTTTGTTACGTGTAGGTTTACCACTTGTTTGTCATCCAAGTAAACATGACCATTCATAGCGTCTAAGAAACACTTTGCACAATTATCAATGTCAGGCTTCTTGGTTGGCTTGGTTATTCCTTCGAGGGCATCTTTTCGCTTTTGTTTGCTGAATGACTTGGGTATCTCAACTCTGATATAAATTGCGACTGTTACAGGGGTTTCTAGGGGCGGTGAAGCTCCCATTGCGGCTCTCGCCATGTACCTGATTTCATCCTCATAGGTCTTTGTTTTCTCAGGGGTGTAAGCATGGGTAAATGCTCCCCTTCTGGCAAACCTTGGTCTGCCCTTGCCTATTGGTTCTCCGTAAACCACGTATGTAATCATCATTGTCATAGAAGTGTCCCATCTTTGATTCGGTTCATATATTCCCTTATGCGATCTCGTGCGCCAGTGCCATAGATTCTTTCGGCTCTCTCAAGTCTTGCTCTAATGAGGTCACGATTCTTTGACCACTCCCAGTTGCGGTAGAGTTCCCTTGCTTCTGCTTGCTCTAGGATTACCCTATCACTTGGGCCTTGAATGTTACGTCTGCTCCAAGTCACCAGTAAGCTCCAATGCTTTGTTTATCAGGTGTATCGGAAATGGTACGCCTTCCTTGACTCTGTCTAGCAATCTCATAGCTTCAAAGTAGTTCATACAAATAAAAGTTGTTGGGTTTTTACAGTTGTTCCAGAGTCATATCTCTCAGAGTCGCCTTTTGGATATGGAATAACTTCGTATTTCAATTTAGAACGTAAAACTTTTTTATCAGTTTTTGAACCATGAAAGATAATATATCTATGTTTTCTTGAACGCTCTATGTAATAAAAATCATCACCATGAAGTTCTTTTATTCCCTCAAGTGTCATACCATCACTTATGGTCTTTGAATGTTTATGTTCTTGTCCTTTAATTGTCCAATCAACTCTATTTGCTGAAAGTCCTGTGTAAAGGAAATTGGTGGCTTGATAAACATAGCCAACATGACCCTTACTGGTATCAGCATAAGAAACAACAATCATTGGTTTTGGCAATAACTTGATTGAGTTCGCAACAAGGAATGATGCTTCGTTTTTGTGGTTGTCCAACAAACAAACTCGATTTAGCTCTAAAACTTTGTCTGAGTATTCTTTGCCACAGATTCCCATGCAAAGTGATGGCGAGGCAGGGATGCCATAAGTTATTACACCAACAAGAATATCATCCTTGTATAGCCCAAAAGAAAACATTATTTGTGGCATACGCTTGGCATAGTGTTTTTCAAGCAACCAAGGCTCAACTTCAAAGTTGTTAATTGGAAGAACTTTCATTTGTCCTCCACTTGTGTTTTTCAAGCCACTTCTTAGCCTTTTCTTTGGCTTCTAGGGCTGCTTGTATTTCCGCCTCGGTAGATTGCTTTTCTATCTGCAAAACCTCTTTGACGGGGATATATGGCCCTTGGTTGCACAAGTTTCTAAACTTGATGGCACTCGGAATAAACTCACCCTCTAGTTTGGCAATGGCAAAGTCCATGCTTGGGCGGTATGTCAGAAATCGACCTAGTTGGTTTTTCCACTCTTGCCGAACAAACTCTGGGTCTATGCCATCAAAGTGGCGGTTAAATGGTGTTCCAAAGATAGCCATCATTCTCGCAAAGATGTAATCTAATCCTTGGTCTTGTGTACAGAAATCAGTTTCCAAGTAGTTTGACATTGCCACCTCCGATTAAACCTCTTGTTAAACCAGAGATAACTCTTTGGTTCATCTGACCAGTCTTGCTTAGGTTTTCGTCTTTAACCCAATCAGCTTTGAAAGATTGCCAGTTTCGGACAATGGTTTCTTTCAATGCGTCTTCTAGCGACCAACCTGCAATGCTTGCTTCCTTTTGTATCCCATCAATAACCAACTGAGTAACACGAGCTTTCTTTGACTTACGATGAGAAACAAACTCTTGCCAAACAGAATCTGAAACGCCTTCAGGCGGTGCAACGACAGTTGCTATATTCTTTACTGGTTTATGGTTAGTGGTTAGTGGTTCTTGGTTAGGTGTAGCTTCGACAACGACTTGTACACGATTCGTGCGATTCTCTCTACGCTTAGCTTCTCTTTCATCAGCGATTCGTTTGTTTATGTCAGCATTTTTCTGATAATGAAGTAGCTCTGCAAGTATCCTATCTTGCACATAGCATCCATCTTTATCAAGCGTAAAGAACCTACTGAGAACAAACTTTACCGCCTCAACTTCAGCCTCTGTTGAAGCCCAAGTCCATTCAAGTGCTTGTTCTAATGTTGGGAATAGTTCTCTGTCATAACACGAATCAATAAGAAGCGTGTACGCTCCGTGTTGAAGCATTGTCAGACGACCCGCTTTCTTGGCATAGTCGCCAAGATTTCTCTTGTAGTAGTGCATACAATTTCCACTTTAAAAGCCACTTAGAAGCAAAGAAACCTCGGCAGAGGAAAAAGTGGGAACCCTTTTCGGTGGGATAATTACTCCCCACCTAGCCGTGTTTCAAAACATTGTATCAAATAAATTGATTGTTGGTAATCTCATTTGTAGGTTTTCTGCCAAACAAACGAATAGCTTGGTTGTTCATAGAAGCATACTCAGCCTTAGTGAAGATGCCTTTAGCGTTTCTGATGTCAAACGGGGTTAGTAGATCACGAGGCTCTTCAACCTTTTCAGCCTCAATCATGTGTGGCTCTAAGGTGTACTGAGAAACCCAAGACCGACCCAACTTAATCTTTCCGATTTTTAGCTTCTTCTTGTATTGCATCTTTGTGCAACAAGCTGCAATAGATAGTCTTGGTATGCCAGTTAAATCCTCTATTTGATAGGACGTAAGTGGGCCATTTTGTAATGCTCTGATTACTGATTCTTGGGTCATTTGTAAAGGTTCTCCAGGTTAATTGGTCGGTTTAGATGAAGTTCTAGCGTTCTAGCAAGCAAAGCTGTTACAGCCGCAATGGAATCCTCTGGCTCGGTTGTATAAGCATCTGCCATTGTTTGGGCGTACCCACACAAGGCTTCAGCGCATCTTTTTTCAAGTATTTCAGTTTTCATAAGAGGAAGGAAGAGTAGGAAGGGCTATTAGTTAATAGGACAAGTCTTTTTAGATTAGCATAGAAAAAACTTTGCGTAAGTAGGGAAAACCCCTATGTAAAAGGCTAAAAAGGTGTGGCACATTAAAGGTGTTGGGTGTCTGTGTGTGCGAAGTCCATCGTGCCAAAAAGTTGCAATGCTATCGAAACTTGTACTCAACTATGTAATTGCTATTTGCATATGACAGGGACGAATTGCAAAAACGGACACTTTTAATAAACCTACAGGAGTAAATATGAAAACAGAAGTACCAACAGCTTTTCCTTGGAATCATGGTGATTTAACGTGTACAGGAATGACCTTGCGTGACTACTTTGCGGCCAAGGCTATGTACTCATTGGGAATTCAGGACGCAATTCTTCACAATGACGATTGTGATTTTTCAACCATTGATGAAATTGCTGAATTAGCTTATCACCAAGCCGATGCAATGCTCAAAGCAAGGGGCAAATGATGCCAATGCTTAATGGAAAAAAGGTCGTAGACCTAGAAGTAGATGGAGTGGTAAGTGGAGATTACCCAGATTTCTGTGATGCCTACTTTTCAGATGGATGCTACGAAGATGGAACACCACTAACAGAAGATGAGTTGAATAAGCTCACCGATCTAGCGGGTGATGTTCTGTGGGAAATGGCTTTCGAGAGTCTCACATGAAAACACTATTCCAAACCTATGTGTCAGAGTTCTCAGACATACACTACTGCCCTTATTGCCTGACAATCAAGGGAGATAAAATAGTCTGTTGCCAAGAAGCAGACTTTATTGAGTTCAAGGATTTATATCCTGAACAACAAAAAGAGATTATTCAACAAGAGTTAGATGAAAATCAAAGGAGTTAATATGTCAATAGAAATGTTACTTAAAAAGAACGTCAACGATCACGTTGAGAAGAAAAACGGCTTGTCCTACCTATCGTGGGCATGGGCATGGGCAGAAGCTCTCAAAGCTGATCCAAAGGCTTCCTACAAGATAGAGATGTTTAATGGCAAGTGCTACATGGAGATCAACGGCACAGCAATGGTGTTCGTAACAGTTACCATGTTTGATAAGCCAATGACTTGCCAACTTCCCGTGATGGACTATCGAAACAAAGCCATCCTTAACCCTGATGCTTTTGCAGTTAACACGGCAATTATGCGTTGTATGACCAAAGCCCTGGCATTACATGGACTCGGGTTGTACTTGTATAGTGGAGAAGACGTTCCAGAAGAGGGTGATAAGTCTGAGAAAATCATCATCAGCCCAACCCAAGGCGCACAAGACAACATCCCTATTGATGAACTAAGGTATCTTGAAGAAGTGGCAATAGAACTAATTGCCATGTGTGAGCAAGGTGATCCAAGGGCAGCTTGGGATAAGCTGGAAGGAGAGAACCTAGATGCTGAACAGAAAATAGCATTGTGGACACTTCTTCCCAGTAAAGTAAGAGCCGCTTTAAAGAAAGCAAAGGAAATGTAATGGAAAATTTCAAGCCAATCAAGAATAATAGTGGATTCTTATTTAAAAACGATAGGAAACAACAAGAAAAACAACCAGATTACACTGGGACGTTAAACATAGAAGGCAAAGATTTCTGGCTTTCTGCATGGATTAAGGAGGGTAAGAATGGGAAATTTTTGGGATTAGCATTTTCTCCCAAAGACCCACAAGCACCACCTAAGACTAATACTTTTGAGCGTTCCAAAGCTACTAACTTTGCAGACGAAGACCTGCCTTTCTGATAAACTTTTCTCGGGGTGAAAGCTGTTTTTACTTTTTTGAAAGCTAGTAGGCGAACAGTCGTAGCCCCACCCAATAGGAGTTAATGATGAGTAAATATACAAAAGGCCCGTGGTATTTTGGAGCTTTCATATTGAATAGCGATAGAAAACCTGTTGAAGTTCCGTTTTGTTATATTGGAGAAGGATGGTCTGGGAATCCTGGCATCTATAGTGCAAGCGGGAAACCAATAGTTAGTTGCGATGAATATTACATATTTGGTGGAGAAGCAAATGCAAGATTGCTTTGCGCTGCTCCTGATCTGTTGGAGGCTTTAAGAGACATATACGCTGATTGGCTTTGTGATTCTGGCGATACTAGTGACTGGAGTATCGGAAAAAAAGCTGTGGGCCAAAGAGCATTGAATGCCATCCGAAAAGCAACGAAATAAATAGGAGTTAATAAATGATTTTTGATAACATGAACGAATCAGTAAAAAGATTCTTTGGTTCACCAGCGTTTAAACTGGTTAGAAGAGAAGACCCTACAACGAGCCATCAGGCTGCTCAAGTAGTTGATACTACCAAGCTAGAAAGTCTTGTCTACGAGGCCATTAAGAGCCATCCTGACGGGTGTATCTCAGACGAGATACTAGCCATGTATCCAAACTACCCATATTCCTCAATAACAGCCCGTTATCGTGCTTTGTTAGACAAGGGATTTATCGAAGTTACGGGTGTCAAACGTGGCAAATTTGGCAGAAATCAACGAATTATGAAGGCGAAACAATGCTAGAAAAACCACCTTATTCCAAGATAAGCTATCCATCTATCCCGACAAAAGACTTTAAATGGTCTTCAGGATCGGATGTTCAGGCAATATGGAAGAAACATGGATGGAATCCACCATCAGAGAAGATGACTCCACCACCGCCCGAGAAGGTTGTTCAGCCACTAAGGAGGGTTAGATGACATACAACTGTTGCGACAACTGCGGTAAACGCAAGCCGTTCTTTTTTATGCAGTGCTCTCAATGTGGGAAAAGACCATGACCAAAGACGAAGCATTGAAAAGAAACTTAAGGAGAAAATTATGAAATTTGAAATGGCTATTGGCTACATTGAAAATGAGAAAATTACAGTCGAAACGTGGGATTTTGAAAAAATCGAAATCATCAAAGACTTTATTGAGTTTCAGGAAGAACATGGTTGGGCGGTTGACTATGAAGCAACTGAGCCGCTTGTTTTTGAAGATGAAGAAGAAGAAACCCCGCCTTTTGCCTTGAATTCTAAAGAGGAACTGTAAGCTACTTTGCCAACAGATAAAGCCCCACATTGCTAAAACTGTATCCTGCGTACACGATAGCCATGTAGGGGTTGTCCTTCCAAAGCTGTTCACCAGCAATGTAGGCGTAGATTGCCCCTGTGAGGATGATTAGCCAGGCACTCAAAACGCACCTACATCAATCACTTCGCCCCTAAACTGAACCATGTCCTCATCAAATTTATGGACGAGTTCAGGCCATAAAAGCTGACCATTGAAGAAGTTTAACACCGCAAACCCCGATCTGTGGTTGTTTGGGTTTATCTCAGCATAAGTAAACTGTGGGCCATCAGTCTCAGCTAAAGTTCCTGTATCCACCCCGTACCTAACCCCGTTGTAGTCGCTAAAAGGGGTCACTTTAAGGCTATGCAAATGTCCAGTAACGATTGACACACCCGCATTGACAGTGTTGTTGTGAGTAGCGTGAACCCCAGTCTTATATCGGTGCTTAACAATCACTTTAGAAGTAGGCCATACTGCCCAACAGAAGTCCCAATTTGGGATATGGTCTGTCAACTTAAAGCCTTGAACTTCTTTAAATTGTGGTGCGTGTTGCGCTAATCTGTTGCCAAATCTAACATCATGGTTTCCCCATGTAAACAAGAGCTTTACATTGTGTCTCGCTGCTTTAGCGGTTTCCTCAATCTCACCCAACGCACCTTGCGTAGCTTTGAGTTCTTGGATAACAGAAGTCTGAGGAAGTTCAGTTACATCATGCCTTGATATAGACGCTCCATCGAAAGCATCCCCGTTACATATCACCGCCTTGGGTTTGAACGTCTCTATAGCCCATAGAAGCCCTTTAAACGCTGTTGTACGTTGACCAATGAAGTGGGCATCACTGAATACCAGAACAGTCCCATCCAGTATCCCAAGGTCAATCTGTTTTAAAGGAGAAAACGACTGTTTCCTAGCATCATATATAGCACCTCTATGGTCAGCGGCATTTAACTTGATGTTATGAAACTTCTCCATGTTGCGTCTTCTTGAATGGATATTTCTTATATTGACACCAAGTATCTTTGCTAGTTTTTCAGCAGATTTGTATTTATCCCAAAGAGCAATAAAGTCCTCATCAGAACAAGCCTCACTATGATTAACAGACACCATTTGAATCCTTAGAGAGTAACTTTTCTAGCAGATTGATAACCCTATGCTCTTGCATCTCAATCTCATCTTGAGATGATTTAGGGTCTTGAGCAACAACCATCAAGTCGTGCAGAAAGATGTGCAGTAACTCATGCAAAGCAGTTCTATCTATGCTCTCTGGAGTTATCTTTTCAGCCCCAAAGTCACCCAAACGATACACAGCAAGTCTTGCGTTAGGGGTAAACTCCACAGAAGCCATTGCAGCCTTTGCAGGTTTACTCCCCTTTTCGATTCTCCAATCCCCAAGACTCAGAACTTGTTGCCACTTTCTGACACTTTGTGCAAATAGCTTGGCATCTTCTGGTGTAGGAATGTTAGTCATTTCAACACCTTATACAGTTTTTATGACAATTTAATTTAAGATAGAAACAAAGCCACTTCTGCTTTGCGTCTTTTAACCAGACCCGCTATTTCTTTCCCACCCGCCTTAGTCCACGACATAAAAGCCTGTGCTGCGCCCTCCCAATCCTCACGATTGACCTTCATGCGGATTGTGGAGCGTTGGTAGTTCCCTAGCCCAGCGTTGTACGCAAAAGAGACAACAGCGTCGAATTTGCTTTGATGACCAACAAGATTAGGAGACAGTCGAAGAACACCACGTTCAAAAGTATTGATGTCAATCTTGAACAACTCGACCAGTTCATCTTTAGACCAAACACGGGCATCTCCCTCTTTTAGTTGATAGTCAGACCTGATAAGCCCTGTATAACCCTCTTTACGGGCGTTTGGAAGGGCTAATTGGTCGCTGTACATAGCGTGACCCCACCCAACAGTCCAAATGGCGGCAGAGCATCTATAAGGCTTGTTTCTGTAGCCTTCAAAGAAGTGCATCAAGTCCTCACCAGCCTTGCTGATTTTCATTTCTTAGCCCAAGAACGTGACCCAAACCAGAAGCCAATGATGCCTCCAAGCATAGCCATCTCATCACTTGAGAAAATAATGTCAGTCACTCGGATTAAATCATCCATATTAGTCACCAAACTAGGACGAGAGTAAACGTAATAGGCAATCCATGCGTTAATCATGCACAACTCTAAAACAAAGATGTAGGTCACCACAGGGCGTACAGTACCCACGAAGTTGACTACCCATGTAGAAGCCATCTCCAAGACCTTCTCATCGTGCTTGAGAGCCGCTTCAGTCATCTGGGCATCTGTTTGCATGGCAATCTGGTCTGTGCGGATTTCCTCGACCTTCTGTTGGGCAATAAAGCCCTGTGCCGCTAGTTGTAGTTCTCTCTCAGTCTGTACTTGAGCCAAGGCTAACTCATGCTTTTGGTCTGCTTTGTTTTGAAAATAGTCCAGTAGTTTTGGCAAACCAGAGATTAAAAGACCACCAAGTGTTGAGAATAGAGAAAGCATAAAGTCCTTAAAAGGGAAGTTTAGACAACAAGTAATCCATGATTCTGTCTGACAAGAAGTTAGGTAATATTTTCATAATGTCGAAAAACAACAGAGCCGCCCAAGCACCGCCAATTATCTTAAAAACCATGTCGGCAGTCTTTTGGTACTCATTCACCGACCACACCTGTTAGTAGCGCAATGGTCTAGTATTTCGTAGATGCCATAGCCACACATAACAATGATTAGCAGAAGACCACCAAGCATCAAGCCTAGTTCTAAGTCTTCTTGGTCAGCCTTCTTCTTACGTTCAGCCGCTTCTTTCTCTCTACGGGCGTTATGAGCATCTTCTATGTCCATAGCAGAGGCACGAGCCTTAATCTTCTGCCATACGTCCATCTTGTTAGACTGAAAGAACAACATCTGAAGTTCTTTTTCAAAGGTTGCCGCTTGGTCTAAAGCCATCTCTATCTGAAGAGCAGTACCCATGCTAGAGCCACCCTTCTTGGCAGATACTACGGCTTTGGTAGCTTCACTCTTAGCGTTGAAATACTTACCTAGTAAAGGCCCAAGCGAAGCCACATCATCAACAGTCTTAGAAGCCTGTTTAATGAGTTTTACGGCACTTTGGATGCCTTCTAGGGCTAGTTCTGGGCTAATCATTTCTTCTCAATCTTTTTCCACTCAAGGCAATAGACTTTTCTATTGTAGACATCACCCGTCCAACCCCACCTGACACACCTATATTCCGTAGGGGTAGCAGATTGCAATAATATAGCTACAAAATATGACAAAAGCAGTGACACAGATTGCCGCCACTATTACTTCTATCCAGTCAATCATGGGTTCAATACGACAAAGGAATTTTAGCCCTTGCCGCTTCCATCAATAAGGAATTCAAACTCCTTACAGATCGGTTTGTACCCTCTTCATCGCCTTTTTCTTGAGCAGCCATTGATCTACCCATTTCAGTCTTTAACTCAGCGTTAAAAATAGCTTGACGTTGTTGGTCAATAGTTGTTGTTGGCTGTGGAGGTGGAGCAGTTAACTCTGGTGGCATCTCATATTTAGGAACTTCAGGAGTTCCGTCAAGTTCTGGTGGCATAGACCATTGCATAGGTTCTTGCATAGGTTGTTGCTCAACTGGTTGCATCATTTCTTCTGTAGGAACTGAAACAGAAGCACCAGTAACCAAAGGACGCAGATCATCAAGTGACTTGGCTGACAACATTACTGCACGACCAGCTTTTGTATCAAATATTGAGCGAGATAAAGCCTCAACAGCCCTATTAACAGGAACTGCCGCAATAGCCGCTCCTGGCGCACCACCAACTGCCGCACCAATACCAACACGCAGACCTTGTGTCATTGCCTCATCTAAACCAGAACCAGCCGCTTGGCGAGTCATAGAACTTGTCAGGAAACTATATTTGTTTAACAAGGTATCTAAGTTTTCATCAACAAATGGTTGTAAGTTGGTTTTTCTTGATTGCAAAAATGTAGAAAACTTAATTGGATTAAATTCACCAGTACCAACATCTGTGGCTTCTTTCCTAGCTGTAGCAAAAGTAGCTGCAGCAACGTCTTGTTTAATATCTGTTGGCAAAACCTTGGCAATCATTGATGCCGCACGTTTTGCACCTTCTTGACCAGTAGATTCAGCAGAGACAATTCTGCCAACCAACTTAGAAATATCAGTCTTTAGTTCGCCTGAATTTGGGTCTTTAATCATCGTCATTGCTAAATCAGCATCACGCAAAGGAATTACATTCCCTCTCCAAAATGCTCTAGCTGTTTGGAAGGCATCAGAAACAGATTGATTCTGAGTTAAAGACTGACCCCAATTATCAATATCTCTGTCCATCGCTTCTAAAACTTCGTTTAAACGAGTTGTTGCTTTAGCACCAAATTTATTCTGTGCTTTAGCAGCTTGTAAGGCTTCGGTTAAACCTTCTCTAGCTTTGCGAACATCGTTAAAAGTAAAGTCTGTCGGGCCTTTAATCTCGGGAATAAATGGTCTTCCAGATTCGCTAACAATCAATCCAGCCTCTTGTTTAACCTCTTCTTTGCCCAATTTTGTACCAAATGAAGTTATTTTGTTTTGTAGATCAGGTCTTTCAAGAACTTTAAAAAGATCACCATAGTCAGAGATTACTTTATCAACAGCCGCTTCAGTCTCTGAAGGACGAATCTTTGATAGATCATTTTGTCTAGCAAGAAGATCTAACTTTTCATAGAGTTTGTTTCCTTCGTCTGTAGCATTGGTGTAGTTAGTTTGAACAGCTTTAGCAATATTCTCACCCGCTTTACCAGAATATTCAACTCCACCAGTGATGGCTTTTTCTACAGTCCCACCAGCCTTTTGCAGTTCTTTTGCATTTTGCTTTAGGCTATCTGCAACACCACCAGCCCTCAATCTATTTATTGCTTCAGCCGCACGAGTAGCATCGCTACCAGTAAAGTCTCCAAGTAGTTTAGGGCTAATTCCAAGTGATGCAGACGCATCTTTTACTGCTTGAATGTTTCTCTTAAAGTCAAAGTTGGTGACTTTTTCTATTGGACGACTAAGCGCTCCAACGGCAGCAGTTGCACCGCCACTAATAAGAGCGCCTTTAGCAATGGCTTCTTGTCTACTTTCACCCTCTTTAACAGTCTTGGTAACACCCTCCCAAAGACCTCCAAATAAACCTTGCTTCAATATTTGAGCAACTTTTGCACCAGTACCAAACCAACCAATAGTTGAGGCTGGAGCGGCAATAATTAACTCGCCAACAACCTCACCTGCCGCACCTATAACTTTGTTGTCATAAGGAAGCCTATCTGGTTGTTTTGCAAGTTGTGCGTTAAATTTATCAAGCGTTTGTTGTTTTGTTAAACCAGTTTTAGTGCCAAGTTCAAGCACTGATTGCATGATTCCTTCGGCTAGTTCATTGGCTTTATTTACTTTACCTCTTTCAAAGTCAGTCAGGTACTTCTGTTGCAGCTTGTCTGCATCAGTCTTATTTTTCCATTCGTCAAATAGCCCCATGACTTAACTCCTTAAAGTTTGCCAGCATTACGCAAGGCTTGTTCTGCTTCTTGGCGTGTTGGTCTACCATCATTGAAATCAATAAACCTTTGAATTTTTTGCGCTCTTGTTAGTCCAGCAGGACTAGATGATTGCTTTGGTGCGGCAGGTGATGGTGTAGTAATTGGTTTTTCTTCTGTTGGTTTAGCAATAGTAACTCCAGGCGCATCTGTTCTACCCTGTGACTGTAATGCACCCTTTTTAGCAAGAAGTTCTGCTTGAAGTTTTTTTTCTGTTCTTTCTAATCCTTCAATTGCTCCAATCATTCTTGCTTGACTTAAAAATGTTGTATCACTCGCAATTTGATCTTTGGCTCGAGTAGCATCTCCTTCTGTTTGTGTGCCTTTTGCCATCAGAAGCAAAGTGTTTACACGCTCAGTTAAAGCGCGTTTAATCTCATCTTTCTTAACTTGACCACCTTGCTCTTTAAATCCAAATGCTGGAGGTATTATTGCTCCAAGGAAATCAAAAGTATTGTCTTTAGCGTTATATTTAACTTCATTTGATTTTAATGAACCAAGGAAAGATTGCAATTCTGGCCTTGATTGTTCAAGTTTTGTGAGATTGGCATCTATAACACCAATTTCTGTTTGTGATCCAGCAGGAAGATTTCCAACAGTTGCTTGTTGAACAGTTGGCTTAGGAGTTCTTGTAGCACCACCCTCAGTAGTATCGCCCATCTGTTTGTATGCCAATGGGAATGCTTTAGATGGGTCTGTAGCGGCTTGAGTAACCATTTGACCACTTGCTTGGTCAAAATAACTACGAGGCTTAGATAACATCTGACCAGCAATGTTAGCATTTGACAATTCAGTCAAAGTTGGCTTCTGACCATTTTGCAATTTGTTTTCAACAATTCGCAATAATTCAATATAGCGTTCATCACCCGTAAGTTTAGCGGGTTGCAATGCTTTTAAAAGTTGTGCATTTTGTACTGCAATCTTTCCTGCTGACTCTTGCAATGCTTTAGCACGATCAATCAAAGCCATAGCACCTTGTGTGTCATTCATAGCACTTAATTGTTTGGCAGCATTAACCAATGACTGTGGGTCAGACTGGTCTGTCTGACTCATAATCTGTTGACGAGCACTAATGAGCCTCATCTGTGGGTCTTCAGCACCCAACAAACCACCACCAGCACGACCTAAACCAGCCGCACCAGAGTAAATCATTGCTTGCGCTCTGTCTTCAGGAGCTAAACGAGCCATCGCTATGCCTTCATTCAAGGCGGATTGGCGTTGTTGACGCTCATACATATCAGGCGTTACACCAAATAAACTTCCTACTATTTCAGCCATGATCTTTGTTCCTTACAAAAATGACCCTAAGTCTTGGTTGCCAAATACATTGCCAGTACCAAAACCACCAGTTCCTAATGCGCTAAATGTGCTAGGAGGAACATATCCACCACCAGTAATGTAGTTAGCCAATCCCTGACCCAATGTAGATGTTGGAGAACCTAATCCACCCAAGAAAGCCGCATACGGATTGTTTGTCACAGCAGGGCTTGTCATCAATCCACCTGAGATTTGTGCGCCTGTAAGACCGATACGACCCGCATTAGCACCCGCTGTAGCCGATTGTTGACCCAAGGAAGCACCCATCTGAAGTGGTTGTTGTCCAAGAGACTCAAGGTTCTGTACTTGACCCATAGCGGCCTGATAAGGCTGATAAGCCTGTACTTGACCACCAAAGTAATTAGACAATTTTGCAGTGCCTAAATCATACAAATTACTTCCAAACAAAGTATTTGCTTGACCAGCTTGTTGTGCTTGCGAAGATAACTGTAGGTCTTGCATAGCACGAGCGTTATACAAAGCCTGAAGCTCAGGAGTTGTAGCACCCAATGAGCCGCCTTGAGCAACAGAAACACCAGTTCTACCTTGTTGGAAAAGCCTGTTTTGCAAATTAGCTAAATCTAGTTCACGACTAGGTTGCAATAACTGCATCTGTTTGTTAATGTAATCTTGTGCCGCCTCTTCTGGGGATTTTGCAATGTACTTACTGCCAAGTGAATACAAGTTTTGAGCCGCTGTTTGAAGTGGTGCAAATTGACTCTGAGC